ACGACATCAAGGTCTTTGGTTTGGATGGCAGCGTCAAAACCGTTGCGACGCCCGATGGCACCGGCTACCTGAACATCACTGGCGAACCAAGCTCCACCTTCCGCGTGGCATCGGTCGCGGACTACACCTTCATCGTCAACCGAGAGAAGACGGTTGCAATGACCGCCGACTTGTCCCCGACCTGGGGCACCAAGTCGATGGTGTTCGTCAAGGCCGCCGATTACTCCACGACTTACACCATCACGGTCAATGCGACCACGGTGACCTACACGACGGCTAACGCTGGCGGCGCAACGCCAAGCGCCGTCGACATTGCCACCAACCTCAGAAACAGCCTTTCGGCTGCCCTTGGCGCTGGTTGGACGATCACCAGCTACGAAAGCAACGTGATGATCACCAAGAACGATGGTGGCAACTACACGCTTTCAACCCTTGATAGCCGTAGCGGCGAGATGATCGTCGCCATCAAGGGCGTGGTTGACGGCCTTTCCGACCTACCCACCAGGGCGGAGCACGGCTTTATCGTCAAGGTGCAGGGCTCTGCTGCCACCCAGGCCGACGACTACTACGTCAAGTTTCAGACCAATGCCGGCAGTGGCACCGGGCATGGCGTATGGAAAGAGACCGTCGCCCCGGGCATCGTTTACCGGTTTGACACCACCACCATGCCGCATGTGCTGGTGCGAGAGAGCAACGGCACATTCACCTTCAGGAAGTTCGCCTGGTCCGACCGCGTGGCGGGCGATGCCTCCACTGCGCCCAACCCCAGCTTTGTCGGCAGCAAGATCCAGAACGTCAACCTGTTCCGCAATCGCCTTGCGCTACTGGCGGATGAGACCGTTTCTGGCCGCAGACCTTTCAGACCATTATCGACAGCGACCCGATTGACCTGACGACGGGTGGTCGTGAGATCAACTTCCTGGTCAGCAGCTTGGCCTTTGCCAATGTCCTGCTGCTGTTCAGCCGGCACGGCCAGTTCCGCCTGGATAGCGGCACCAGCACTGGCATCAGCCTGACGCCCAAGACGGCGACGATCACCCCGGTCACCTCCTTTGAGATGGTCGACACGGTTGATCCGGTGGCGGTCGGTCGGACCATCTACTTCTCAATCCCCAAAGGTGACTTCACTGGCCTGCGGGAGTTTTTCCTGCCTGATGCCAGCGGCCCTGTCCCCGTATCAGAGGAGGTGACGTCGTCAGTGCCGCGGTTTGTGCCGAAGAACCTCTGCACCTTGGTCGCCACTGCATCTGAAGAAACGATCCTGGCCATCAGCAAGGACCAGCCCAAGCGGGTCTACCTCTACAAGTTCTTCTTCCAGGACGACACCAAGCTCCAATCCGCCTGGTCCTACTGGGAAGCCAAGGGCGACAAGGTCATCCTTGGCGCGGACATGATCGACAGCGATCTGTATCTGGTCGTCGAATACAGCGACGGCGTCTACCTGGAGAAGGTGGTGCTGCGCCCTGAGAACGTGGACACCGGTACTTCCATCGAGGTGCTGCTGGACCGGAAGATCACGGAGGCCAGCTGTTCCGTGGCACTTACTAACCCTGCCGGCCTGGACGTCCAAAGCACCATCACCCTGCCGTATCCCATTGCGGCCAACAGCACGATGGTCGTCGTTGGCCGGTACTTCGCTGGCAACACCGTTCAGCATGGCCAAGTGATTGTGCCCATCAGTCAGACCCTGACTGGTGGGGCTGGCGGCAACGGCACCCTTGTGGTCCGCGGCAACCTGACCGCTGCCAAGTTCTATGTGGGCGAGCTGTACGACATGCTCTATGAGTTCAGCACCCAGTACCTGAAAGAGCAGCCGCCTGGTGGTGGCATCGCAGTAGTGGCCGGTCCCAAGCTGCAGCTGCGTACCTGGACGATGATCTTCGACCAGACCTCACACTTTGAACTGAAGGTCACACCGCGTGGTCGGTCGACCTTCAGTTATCCCTACAACGGCATCCACCCTGGCGACGGTGACCTGCTCGGCTCGCCTGGCATTACGACCAGCAAGTTCCGGGTGCCAGTGATGACCCAAAACATTGACGCCAAGATCCAGGTTGCTAGCAGTAGCGCCCTACCCTGCAGACTGCAGTCAGCGGAATGGGAAGGGTGGTATCACTCCAGAGCCAACCGCATGTGACCCCGCACTGCCGGCGTTCTGAAGTCAAGGACGTCCGGCTTGTTGCGTTCAACATGCGGGAAGAGGATGCCAAGGAGGTGATGGCCGGCTGTGGCCAGACACCTACCGACGCCCTGCTGTTCTGCTTCTTCAGTAGCCGCCCCTGCATGACGATTGTCGGCAGGAGCGGCAACCCCATTGCGATGTGGGGTGTGGTCGACCAGGGCGAGCGCCTTGGCAGGATTTGGATGCTCGGCACCGATGAGCTGGTGGAGGACAAGCCAAACAGCATCCAGTTTTTGCGGCAGGCCAAGTCCTGGCTGGCCCGGATGCTTAAGGACTACGACGTCCTCTTCAACTACGTTGATGCTCGTAACGCCGTCCACGTCAAATGGCTTCGCTGGATGGGCTTTACCTTCATCGCAGAGCACCCAAACTATGGGCATGAGGGTCGGACGTTTCTGGAGTTTGTGAGGATGAGCCATGTGTGAACCCATCTCAATCACGCTTGGCGTTCTAACGGCTGGACTTGGCATTGCTCAAAGCGTTGCGTCCTACCAGCAGGCCCAGCAGAACGTCGCTACAGCCAATGCGCAGGCGGAGCAGAATTATCGCTTCCAGCAGATGCAGGCCTCATCGGCCCGTGCATATGAGCAGCTGAAGTCGCAGCAGCAAAGCGCAATCATGGAACAAAACAGGTTCCTCGCTGACAACGCTTACGAGAACGATATTGCTCAGCTGAATCTGCGGTTGATGCAGGAACAAGAAGCATCAGCGCAGAAGCAACGGGAAGCTGGCCTGGCTGCACAAAGGGGCATCGGAGAGATCAAGGCGACTGGCCGCCTGGGCGCAACGGTCGACAACCTGATTGCGGACTACTACCGCCAGCAGGCGGCCTTTGATTACGCGAGCGAACGCAACCTGGCCTTTACGACGGCACAGACGCAGCAGCAGAAGATGGGCGCTGCAGCCCAACGCGGCAGCAGGATCGCCAGCCAGCAGCCATACCTTGAGCAGCCGGTCATTGACCCGCTGGAGCCGATCTACCAGTCGGCACCGAGCGCAACGCCTTACATCCTCCAGGGTGCTGGCGCCGTGCTTGGCGGGGTGCAGACGGGCATCAGCACCTACGGATCCATTCAGAAGATCAAGCAGAGCCAGCCGCCAAAAGTCCCGCGTTCGCCCGGCATGCCCGGCACTCCTGGGTCTTCTGCCCCTAACGGCAAGCCTTATTACGGTCCCGCCTTCTAAGCCATGGCACGCCTCTCTACTGGTCAGACCTTCGGTGAAACCGGACGGGCTACATCGCCACGGCTCATGGGCGCCGCCGAGCAGATGGCCACCCCGGGCATGCTTGCCCAAGCAACCATCGGTGCGCCGGCCCTGCAGCCCCAGGCGGCTCCGGTGGAGCTGTTTCAGCAATCAGGTGTACCGACAGTCGGTGGTCCACCGCGGGTGTTTGCCCCACCGGAACTACCTGCCGCCAACCAGGACATGGCAAACCTGGCCAAGGCGCTGGGCAGCTTCAATCCTGTACTTGCCACCTTTGGCGAGCAGTACGTCGAGAAGCTGAAGGCTGACGACCGTCGTGCCCAGCTAGTCGGCCAGCAATTCGCTATTGACCTGCAGGCCAAGTTTCCTGGTCAACAGCTGGCTGAACTGCGCGATCAGTTGTACCGCCAGGCGCAAACGGGCGACACCGGAGCTGCTGAGGCCTACGCCAAGGTGCAGGCCCTGAGCCCGCTGCAGCTGGCCTACGCCAACCGGTACAACAACAAGGCACTGCTTCGGGACGACATCAATACTGCGGTCGGCAAGTGGTCGCAGACTGCGGACATCGACGGCACCCCTAGGGATCAGATCCCCTTGGGCGATCCACGCCTGCAGCAGGCACAGACGTCGTTGTTCCGCATCCCCAACGACCCGGTGCTGTATGCGGAGATGGCTCCGCAGATCGAGGCCAAGTACGCGGAGATGAACCGCCAGCAGGCAGCTGATCACCTGGCGTGGAAGAGCCGTAATGCCAGCACTG